GTCGACATATAGCTGGGGTCGATGACCTAACGGCCTCGATACCCATCATCTTGAGCTTAGGCTCCTTGTACTGTACGCCCTCGCTGTTGTGGACGTTCAGCACATAGTGCTTCTTACCAGTCCATACACCCTTTGATGCAATCACCTCTCTTGCCATAACCATCTTCTGCTCGTAAGCGTTCATATAGTCTTTGAGGTTGTCGTACGATCGATTGAGTAGCGGAACGATCTTCTCTTCTGCAACCTTGTCAAGAAACTTGACGGGATCTTTAGGCTTGACTTTATCAACGAGATCCCCCATTTTAATATAAAGCGAGTCTGTATCGATAGCAATTACATAGTCGTGGTTGTCGGTACCAAGTACCTTGTTCATATATTGATTGAGGTGCTTCTCAGCCCAACGAATAGTCAGCTGACCACTAACAGTAATTCCTTCTGCAATCCGAATGTCATAATACCTGAAGTACTCATTGGACATTGCACCATAAAGGCTGTTCATCAGAATCTTAATTGCCATCTGCTTGTTATCGAGAGTTGTAACCTCCCTCTCAAGCTCATACGATGATCCTTCGTCTTGTATCCTTTGCTCAACACTGAGCATTTGCTTCTTGTACCCTTTACGTTCGTTGTACAAGTTACTAACTAGCTCCGGAAACATTCCTTTCTTCGTGCGGTCAAAGAACTGACCCGTACCGGTCATACTGTGCTCAGGTGATACGTTAATTGGATTACGATCAAGCAAGTAATCAACTGAAGAAGTATAGCTGCCGTTTGTATTGTCCCGCTTGAGTAGATCAAACGAATGTATCTTATCGACAACAGTCTCGGGTGACATGTTGTACTGCATGATGATGTGTGGGTATAGACTGTTCAAGTCGAACGACATCACCCAGTCGTGGATACCGACCTGCGGATCTTTAACGTACGCACCCTCGATCTTTCTTTCCTTGTATTGTTCTTTCTTAGGAGGGCATATGATACCTCGAGAGCGCAAGTCGTTGTAGATCAACGCGTCCCAAACTGCTACCGACCCAAACGCATCGGCGTAGTTCACCTTTCCCTTGTATGCAATAGTCATACACAGTGTAGCAAGACCCATCTTGTGTTCCAGACGATCTACAATCTCAACGTCTTTGATATTATAGTCAATGAACTTCTGATAGTCGTTTAAGTACAGAGCATTCAGCGATCCATACTCACTGTAGTCAATCTTGTTCTCACCTAGTACTACGTGTGCAATATGATCGAGCTTATACGACTCTTGTGTACCGTAACTGTATGCAAACTTCTTGAACAGGTCAAGATAATCTAGCTGCTCGATACCATTGATCTCATATACTTCGACTTCGTTCTGAGCAAACCTGAGAGTGCGTTGCCTGATTGGATTACGCATCTGATGGTTCCATGGCGACAGCTTATTGGCATGGCCTTCACCAAGTACCTTGCTAATACGATTAACCAGATACACGGTGTCGAACATCCTGCTGTTCCACCCAGTAACTACGTCGGGGTAATTGGCAGCCCACTGATCCATAAACTTATTCAGTAGATCAGCTTCGTTAGCACACTTAGTATATTTTACCTTGACGTGATTGACAATCGACTTATCGGGATCCCAATCACCCATACCCCAAACGTAGTAAATATTGTCTACGTTGTTCTTAATAGTGATTGCCGTCACGGGATGATTGGCATGCTCTGGTCTAGGAAATCCTTGATCAGATTGGACCTCAATATCGATAGTAGTAACGTTGATTACGTCACGTTCAAACTCGACTACCTTGGTAAACGCGTCACTGATGAACTGCTGAATGAAGTTCGTGTTACCGTGCACATCGAAGTTATCTACGTCTTTGTGACGTTTGATAAAGTCCATAGCCTCGCCCATGTGCTCGAAATCGAGCTCACCCAAGTAGGAACCACTGAGTGATTTGAATTGGGTTGGCTTAGGACTATGGACGTACAGGGTAGGCTTATATTTAACTTTACGTTGGACACGCTTACCATTGCTGTATCCGCGAAAGTAAATGTTATTGCCGTTTCTTGTTACACTAGTATAGAATGATTTGCTCATGCGTGCATTATACTCCCTGTATCGCTAAAGATCAAGTAATGATTTGCGATTCAGGAGTAATGATGCCACCGAACATTTTTTTGTGTTGACCAGCTAAACTGCTGTCGGGTTCGCCAACGAATACTACCATGTCCTTGTTGATGAGTAAAGGATCCTTAGTAGTGAACGGGCTGTAGGGTACGAACTGTACAGATTGGTTTTGAGTAGGGACGACAACAACGCTGTCTTGGAATTCGAAGAAGTGATCTTTGTCTTCACAATCACATAACACATCTTCACCGGATAACATTCTTACAATTTTAACTGACATAATAAATTACCTTATAATAAAAAGGGGGTGTCACCACCCCCTATACTTTCAAGCGATCGAAGCTATGGCATACACATATGAGGAACCGAACACCAATACTAGTGCTACAATTCCGTATGTATTCAAGCGACGATACAAACGTACGGGTTGGTCGTTCATTTTAGATCTGCCTCCGTTAGCAATCGTGAACCAATGTCAATACTACGGGGACGCTTCTCTTCGGGGACTTCTACTCTCAGATCGATGACGAGTAAGCCGTCAATGAAGTCAGCTCCATCAACGACAACATG